GGTATCAAGCGAGGAGGGAGCCGAAACTCCCTCCCCAGATCGTCAAGCAAACCGCGCTTGCCAGTTCGCTGTCATCTGCCTGACCGCAGCCTGTGAGGAGGCGATTGCGTCATCCTTATCGTTCGTGTGGTAGTCCGCGTCTTCCATCAGATCATCGAAGTGGTAGAACCGGACGCGATACTCATTCCATTCTGCATCGCGATAAACCTTGGCAGTGAACACTTCATTGCCAGTGGTGCTGATCAAACGTCGTGCCATTGTCTCGTCCTCTTAGAAGGGGGCGGCTTGCGCCGCCCCGTGGTGGTTAGATGAACAGTTCGTCGAACTGGGCCTCAACCTGCGCTGCGCGGCGAGCTTCCTTCTCGACTTCGCGGCGGGTCACTTCGCGCCAGACCTTGTCGTACATCCGGCTCAGGTCCGTGTGGTTGTCGTAGGGGTTGTAGCCCTGCCGTGCAACGCGCTTCATAGCGCGGGAGATCAGATCGGTGCGGTACATATCATCGTCCTCGTTGCCAAGCACCTCGCTTGGTGTGGATATATAGTCTCACAACCTATAGGGAAAGTCAAGTTTCATCATCTAACGGGCTAGGAGGGGGGTGGGGGCTGACCCACCGGGGGGCGGGAGGGCGCAATGCAGGTCGGAGTCCCGCGCTTCTCGATACACTTTAGGACACACAAATAACCCCACATTTTTTCAAAGTCCTTAAGTATTATTTAAGTTTTGTGCTGTTTTCCCCAGTTACCCCACCCCTCTTATATAAAACACCCCCCGGTATCTTTTTTGGGTCCACCTTGTGTTTTTTAATATTTATTGTTATGTTCTGTGGATCACGGGAGCTAGAAGACCCGCATTTAATGACGCAGCCTGAAATCATTCCAGAAATCGAGGAGGGGATCCCCCTGCCTCGTAAGGCGACAGAAGCCTTGCCCGAGTTATCTCCTGCCGAAGAGCTTGAGATGAGGGCGCGGACTATAAAGTTGGTATCAGATCTAACGGGTAATATCCTGTCTCCCTCTGATGAAGACAGAGCGGAAGCCCGTGAGCTTGCCCGTCAGATGATTGAAGACCCGTCCGTGCGTCCTGACTTTGCCAAATACCCGAATGAGACGATGGCGTATCTGGCAGGACTTGTTGCCCAGAGCAACTGCATGATCGTTGAAGAGCTATCGGACCTGAAGCTCTACGTGGTCAACAAGCTTATTCAGGAAGTCGAACAGGCCAAGGATCCAAAAAGCCGTATCGCTGCCCTAGCCAAGCTGGGTGAAGTGGACGGTGTGGATGCCTTTAAGAAGCGCAGCGAGATGACCGTGCAGGTCAAGCCCATCGAAGAGGTGGAAAGAGAGCTTCTGACCATTCTGGATGGCGTGGAGTACAAGGTTGTCGGGGAGAACACCTCTGACAATGCCTAAAATCACCCCAGAACAGCTTAATAAGCTCCGCTCTGCCCTGCCTACCATGTCGGATAAGCAGAAAAGGCAGACTCTGGAGCTACTTGCCCAGTACAAGAAGGAGACTACGAAGGCTACGGCCCAGAATTCCTTCCTAGATTTCGTACTTTACGTCTATCCGGGCTACAAGATCGGCCCACATCACCGAAGATTGGCGAAGATCTTTGAAGATATCGCTGATGGCAAGAAAAAACGGGTTATAGTCAACATTGCACCCCGTCATGGCAAATCAGAGCTAATTTCGTATCTCGCTCCGGCTTGGTTTTTAGGTCGTTTTCCGCAGAAAAAGGTCATCATGGCCTCACATACTGCGGATCTGGCAGTCAATTTCGGTAGAAGGGTGCGAAATCTTGTCGGTTCAGAGAGCTATAAGGACATATTTCCACAGGTCGAGCTACAGGCGGATAGCAAATCAGCTTCCCGGTGGGGCACGAACTATAATGGTGAGTATTTTGCCATTGGTGTGGGTGGTGCTCTTGCCGGTCGTGGTGCCGACCTATTTATTATTGACGATCCTCACTCCGAGCAGGAAGCCAAGCAGCTAAGGGCTGAGGTTTTTGAGCCTGCGTGGGAGTGGTTCCAGTCTGGCCCGGTCCAGCGACTGATGCCGGGTGGTGCGATCATCGTGGTCATGACCCGGTGGTCTAAAATGGACCTGACGGGGAAGATTATTGACCACATGACCCGTAATGAGGACTCGGACCAGTGGGAAGTGGTCGAGTTTCCTGCGCTTCTGAACGATAAGCCGCTCTGGCCTGAGTTCTGGCCGCTGGATGAGTTGCTCGCCAAGAAAGCCTCGATGGACGTGCGGTACTGGCAAGCCCAGTACATGCAGGAGCCGACATCGGAGGAAGGCGCTCTCATCAAGAGGGAGTGGTGGCAGATCTGGGAGGAGGACTCGCCTCCTAGCTGCGAGTTCATAATCATGTCTCTGGATGCCGCTCAGGAGACAAATAACCGCTCTGACTTCAACGCGCTCACGGTCTGGGGGGTCTTCTTCAACGAGGAGACCAAGAACTTCAACATCATTTTGCTAAATTCTATTAAGCAAAGACTGGAGTTCCCAGAGCTTAAAGCCTTAGTATTAGAAGAATATAAGGAGTGGGAACCAGACTCCTTTATAGTAGAGAAGAAATCCAACGGTGCTGCTCTGTATCAGGAGATGCGCCGTATGGGTGTGCCAATTAGCGAGTTCACACCGGGTAAGGGGCAGGACAAGATCTCACGCGTTAATGCGGTGTCGGATCTGTTCGCAGCCGGGATCGTGTGGGCACCGGACAGACGGTGGGCGCGCGAGGTCATTGAGGAGTGCAACGACTTCCCCAGTGGCAGTCATGATGACTTGGTGGACTCCACGACGTTGGCGTTGGCGCGGTTCAGGCAGGGTGGCTTTATCCGTCTGCCGAATGATGAGCCGGAACCGGTGAAGCTGTTTAAGTCCAAGCGGACTGCTGCGTATTATTAGGAGATTTTGAATGTCAGCGAACATGGACAAAGGTCTTTACGCAGCCCCGCAAGGGCTGGACTCGCTCACCGAGGAAGCCCCGCTTGAGATCGAGGTTGTAGACCCGGAAGCGCTCCGTGTGAGTATCGGCGGCGAGGACATTTTGTCGCTGGAGAAAGGCAAGAAGAAGAACGACTTTAATAAGAACCTCGCTGAGGATATTGACGAGACCGTCCTTGCCACGCTGGCTTCGGAGCTTCTGGGTGATTACGAGGCGGATATTGCCGCACGTAAGGACTGGCTGATCGCCTATGTCGAGGGTCTTAAGGTGCTGGGCCTCAAGTACGATGAGCGCACTGAGCCGTGGCCGGGTGCCTGTGGTGTGACCCATCCGCTGCTGATGGAGAGCGCGGTCAAGTTCCAGTCCGAGACGATCATGGAGACGTTCCCGGCGGGTGGCCCCGTGCGAACCAAGATCATCGGCAAGGAGACCCCGGAGAAGAAGGACGCCGCTCAGCGTGTTGAAGCGGACATGAACTACGAGCTTACCGAGGTGATGAAGGAGTATCGCCCGGAGCATGAGCGCCTGCTGATCAGCGTGGCCCTGTCGGGTAATGCGTTCAAGAAGATCTATTTTGACCCGTCGCTGAATCGTCAGACGGCGGTGTTTATTCCGGCTGAAGACATCGTTGTGCCCTACGGCGCGTCAAGCCTTGAGTCCGCTGAGCGTGTTACGCACCGGATGCGTAAGACCAAGAATGACCTTCGTAAACTCCAGTACGCAGAGTTTTACCGGGACGTTGACCTTGGCGATCCGATTCGCGTCATGGACGATGTTGAGAAACAGAAGGCGACCGAGCAGGGCTTCTCTGCTTCTATGGATGACCGGTTCCAGATCCTTGAGATGCATGTGGATCTGGATCTTGAAGGCTATGAAGACAAGGTCGATGGGAAAGAGACGGGCATTGCTCTGCCCTATATCGTCACTATCGAGAAGGGCACTCAGACGGTTCTGGCGATTCGCCGCAACTGGCTGGAGGACGATGAGCTTAAGCTCAAGCGTCAGCACTTCACTCACTACGGGTATATCCCCGGTTTTGGCTTTTACTATTTTGGCCTGATCCACCTTATCGGTGGTCACTCTAAGGCCGCTACGTCCCTCCTCAGACAGCTTATTGACGCTGGTACCCTTGCGAATTTGCCGGGTGGTCTCAAGGCACGCGGACTGAGGATCAAGGGAGACGATACCCCCATCGCTCCGGGCGAGTTCAGGGACGTAGATCTTCCGTCTGGTGCTATCCGCGACAACATTCTGCCGCTTCCTTATAAGGAGCCGAGCCAGACTCTTGCTGCGCTCATGGACAAGGTGGTCGAGGACGCACGTCGCTTCGCTGCGACTGCGGATCTTCAGGTGTCGGACATGTCCGCACAGGCTCCGGTGGGCACTACGCTCGCCATTCTGGAGCGCGCACTGAAGGTGATGTCGGCTGTTCAGGCTCGCATTCACTACACGATGAAGCAGGAGTTCAAGCTCCTCGCCGCGATCATCCGTGATAACACTCCTGAGTCGTATGACTACGAGCCGGAAACCGGGAACAAGTCAGCCAAGAAGTCTGACTATGATCAGGTTGAGGTGATCCCGGTCTCGGACCCCAACGCGTCCACGATGTCGCAGCGGGTTGTGCAGTATCAGGCTGTGCATCAGTTGGCCCAGACGGCTCCGCAGGTGTACGACCTTCCGTATTTGCACCGTCAGATGATCGAGGTTCTTGGCGTTAAGAACGCCAGCAAGATTGTCCCGATGAAGGATGACATGAAGCCGGTGGATCCGGTGACCGAGAACATGAACATCATGATGGGCAAGCCTGTGAAGGCGTTCCTTGAGCAGGATCACGAGGCTCATATTGGTGTCCACATGGCCGCTATGCAGGATCCGAAGATCATGCAGATGATGGGCCAGAACCCGCAGGCACAGGCTCTCATGGCCGCAGCCAGCGCACACCTGATGGAGCATGTGGCCTTCCAGTATCGCAAGGAGATTGAGAAGCAGCTTGGTGCCAGCCTGCCGCCGATGCCGAAGGACGGTGAGGATGCTCAGCCGCTGCCGCCGGAAGTCGAGGCTCAGATTGCTCGTCTGTCTGCACAGGCCGCTGCCCAGCTTCTCCAGAAGGATCAGGCCGAAGCCAAGGCCCAGCAGGCCGCTCAGCAGGCTCAGGATCCGCTCCTCCAGATGCAGCAGATGGAGCTTCAGATCAAGCAGGCTGAAGTCGAGCGCAAGAAGCAGAAGGATATGTTTGACGCACTCCTCAAGGCGTATGACCTCAACAACAAGGAAGAGGCCGCGCAGCATCGCCTTGAACTGGATGGCGCACGGTTGGGTGTTGATATCAAACGGGCCGAGGCTGAACTTAGCCAGCGTGATCAGTCTGAGAAGCAGCGCCACCTGATGGATCTCTTCAAGCAGATCTCGCAGATCTCACACGAGTCTGAAATGCACGAGTCCGAGAAGGGCCATGCTTCAGCCATGCAGTCTAATCAGCAGATGCATGATGCTTTCATGCAGAACGCCGCACAGAGCAATAAGCAAGAGGGTACAGAGGAGTAATTTGTGTCAGATAACGCCTTGGACTACCTGATCCGTCAGGTTGAAGAGCAGCGCGAGATTGTTGTTAACAGTGTTCTTACTGGGAATATTTCCGAGCAGGAATACCGCAGATTAATTGGAGTCATTCAGGGTCTTGACCTCAGTA